ATCTGATAATTCTAATTGTTTAGAAGTTGGTCCTGTATATTGTATAATAATTTTAGGTGAGGATTCTTGATAGTCAACATCTAAAAAAGTACCAAATAAATTTTGTGCAACTTTTTTGGATGGTGTTGTTCTTGATTTTGTTGAAAAATTAGTACCATAGAAATTGACATACGCAGGTAATGCCCTCATATCAAAACCAGTACCTTGGATTAACATAGATATAACACTATATAAATCCGCCTTATCATTTTTAGGGTCTTCTAATGATAATAACTTATCTAAACTTAGATAAGCAACATCACCAATATCTTTATTTGCTTTATCTAAAAATAAAAATTCTTCCATTAATGACCTGTATCCTAATGAATTACCCGCAACCCATTTATCATTAAAAATCTTAAAGTAGTTATATTCTTCAAGTTTTAAATTTGTATCTTGATAACCACTGAATACTGTTAACTGATTAAGGTTTGCGTTTGTTTGTGGTAACGATGGTAATTTTGGTATTAATTGATTTAAATATATACCTAATCTTGTGTCCGCACTATCGGTTATAGTTTTAAGATAAGTTTGAAATCCTTTCTTATCTGTAAACTTACCATCATTTAAACCTCCCGCAAAAATTTGAATTAATGGTCTGAATAATAAAACATTCTCCTCACTCAATTCAACATCGTTAGTTGAGAAGAATTTTAAATAATTTCCATCGATGTCTTCACCCACATATAATTTAATAAACGATATATTACTTGATTGAGTTGATTCGTTATATGAATTATACTTAAATGTGGTTGTATTATTATCTGAATTAATAAATCCGTACCAAATATATGGAGATATTTCTTTAGTATTTCCTAATGTAAATTTAATTAAATTATCATGACTTAAAATCTTATTAGTAATTGTTTTTAAATTATTAACTTGTTGTGTTTTTAAGACATTTATTAATGAATTTTTATCTGTCGGATCTGTTGGTTGTATTTTAACTGTAACAATATCTTTTAATAAATCTTGAAATTTTTGATAAGTCACCATATGTGTACTTGATGTACCTGAATATGGTTCAAATTTATAATATGGTATTTCATCGTTAATTTTTTCTGTTGCAAAATCTAAAAAACAATTTTCAAATTCATCTAAAATTGATGGACTAAATGTTGCAATTAAATCCATAACTTTTCTATAATTAGAACTTATACTATATTGATTATCATTTACTTTTGGTAAGGTACTAACATAACTTCTATTATATTGTGAATAATCCGCAAACGTTTTTCCACTAAATTCTGTTGTAAGTAATTCATCTTGCCATATAATTCTATATCCCGATTGGTCTTTTTGATTGAATCCAAAACTATTAACAGTTTTATTTGTTAAATTAGTTATTGAGTTATCTCCTACGGAAGGTAGTAAAGTATAAAAAGTATCTGTCGATACAATAGTGGAGTTGTTAACATAATTAGTAAAATATGTAATACCGTCACCAACCGATTTTTCGGTTATATTTGTTGTTCCATTTGTGATAGAATCAAAATAATCGGTGTTACCTAAAGAAGCACTATAGTTACCATAACCATTAACAATTTGATTAAAAATGGTATCATAAAAAGGATGTAATCCAACTGAATCTTTATTACTATATGTAACTTGTTTGAATGGTGTTACAAATGTTTCATATGTACTTCCCGTTTGATTATCGTTAAAAAATGTTTGTCCATCTATAGGTGTTGTTGTATTATCACTTAATAAAAAACCATTCAATATATCAACACCATTATTAATATAAGTTTTATATCTATTATAAATTGAACCCCATTTAAGTATTAAATGATATGGAATATAATGTGATGCGTTTACTTCTCTAAATAAAGAAGACATTCTTGCTTTATTTGGATTAACCAATATATTACCATTTGGACCCGTATATGAAACTATAGTATCTTCTAAATCTAAAAATGGTAATGAATTTAATAAAAGATATGCCGAACCAACAAATTTCCCTGAAGAATTAGTCTTAGTAAAATCTGTAAATAATTGTTTATGAAAATATGGTGTGTTTAAAATATTAACTGAACCATTATTTAATATGTTTAAATTTTGACTAAATAAATTAGTATCATAACCATCCTTAACCCACATTTTAGAATCTAACTTTGAACTTATAAAACCTTCTTTTGTATTAATATTCAAGAAATTTTTTATATTCAAATCGTCAGAATTGAATTGTTTTTTATTTAGATAATTTAAATATAAATTTGAGTTAAATGGATAAATTGATTTTCTATAATCTTCTGAAACATAACTTATTAGATTTTGATTTAATCCAGAATAAGAACTATCTTTTAATGATTTTACAGTTTGTCCGTATTGTTCTAAATTAAAATTATAGTTTTCTAATGTTTTTAGATAGGTTATTGTTGGTAATTTATCTTGTAAGTATGGATATCTTTCGAATGGTGAAAACGATAACAAATATTCATCAAATTTAGTTCTATTGGTTACGGTTCTTAAAATGTCTATAATGTCACTATCCTCTTTGAATAATTTTGAAATATTATCAAATTCATTTGTGGCCAATTCTTGAATTGATTTTGGTTGAAACGTATCTAATAAAGTAGCATATCTTGCTCTTTCAAATATTTCATATAAAATATTTGATATTGTTTTATCTCCATAAGGAACTGCATTTACAACATCAAATCCATTAGCAATATTTAATATATCAACATTGGGAGTATTGTTCTCAAAAACGTAATTTATTAAACCAACTCCACCTTCTTTTTCTGCCGTAGTATCAACTCTTTTTGTACCAATACCATGATAGTTTTCTACGAAGTCAACTTCGGGCCATAAATTAGGGTCTGTTGATTGTAATGCAACTTGTAAATCAGGGTCACCTGGATATGCTAATACTTTTTGTTTACCGTTAGAATCAATTTTTTTAATTTGAGGCCAAGGATATATAGGGTCTCCAATTGTTTCATCTGTTGCATAACCTTTTAATAATGATTTTCTTTTTTCTGCAACATCAAACGCCCTTATGTGTACATCTTTTAAAAGTTTAATATACACATCTGCATTTGCCATTATTACTCCAAAAATATTTCTGATTGTGGGATTGAATCCTATTCCTTTAGATGGGTCTCTTATAATCTTATTCATTTCATCCTCCACAAATGTTTGTAATTTGTTTCTTTGAGTTACAAATGCCCTTTCAATATCTAAAATTTGATTTCTTAATAATTCATATTTTACAACTATATTACCTCCTACTTGATCCACATAAAAATTAATATTTTGTATGTTGTTTAAAAAATTAAATGTTTGTCCTTTAAAATCGACTCCAGAAGCATTTAATTTATGTTCAGTAAAAATTGTAGTTTTATTTAATTTATTAGTATATTCATTTAAAATAGATTCCAATGATTTACTATTTTTTGGACCAATTATGTTTGTATTTAAATTCTTTTCCGTTGGTGCCAAATATGTTAATTTTGTATTATTAACTGTTGCAAAATTATTACTCAAGTATTTTTGAGCCCAAGCATCGATTGAAGCTAAAAAATTTTGTACTAATTTTTCAAATTCTTTTACCCCATCAAATATATGGAAATCAACTTTTTGATCTAAAATTTCTCTTTCTAATATTTTATCCAAAGTTTTTGCAACACTAATAATTTCTCTTAATGTTTTTGGATTTTGTAAAAAACTTTTGGGTAACAAACCTTTTGACACATAATCACTATAAACAGATTTTAATAAAGTATAACCTTTACTTGTTTTTGAAACTATCTTTGTTGTTTCGTTAGTGTTTCCATTTTGTTTGGTATTTTTTTCAGTTTCTATAGCATACATATAAGGTGCGTTTAATATACCTGTTAAAGGAATATCATTTAAGAACGCATATGTGGAACCTACAAAAGTTGTTGCAATTTCAAAATTACCATTAGAACCATTATACTTTGAATTGAACTTAGTTAAATGTAATCTATATCTAATAGCCTTACCATAATAACCTTTTACTGTTAAATAAAATATAGGCCAAGGTAAATGAAAGAAAGCAGCATACGGTGAATTTTTAGGTGAATCAAAAAGTGTCTTACCTCTAACATCCACAAAATTTATATTTACCTGTGGAATAAAATTAACACCTTTGATTACAATGTTTATACTTTCGATACCAAAAGTTTGTGCTGAAGTATCTGAAGAGTTATCAAACAAAGTGGTACTTTTACCATTTATATCTGTTTTAATTTGATTTTTTTCATCAAACGAATTTGTCCAACTTGTATCTAAATCACTACCGTTAGCATTTCTTAAAATATTAAGAGTTCCTTTAGCAATTGATTGTAAATTTCCCGTTGTTGTTTGTCCACCATTTATGTTTAATACTGTTCTTGGTACTAAATCAGCTTCCAAGTTTACATACATAACCAAATTTTCCTGTTCAACATTTCTCATAGAAACATTACCCCCATCAACCACACTATTGGGGTCGATAAGAATGACATTGTTTTGGTCAACTTTTACAAGTATGTTTTCAGTCTTATTTAAGTTATTGTTCGCCATAATATAATTTATACAATTCTACACCATTTTTATAATCTTGTAAAGAATCTAATAAAGGAAATGGTATTCTTATGTAAAAATTATCAGGTATTAAAAATTCAATACTACCAGCTAATGGATTAGCTAACATAATTAACCAACCAAAAGTAGGTGAACCATAATACTCTTGTGATAACATATCCATTCTATCTTTACCTCTCTTATATTGAATATATTTGTCAGTTCCTTTAATAGGTAATTCAATTCCAGGTACTATTAGGAAGTTACCATCATTTTCAAAAAATTGATATCTATCGTAATATTGTCTACTCATTTTATGGTTTATAGAAATTTAATACATTTGTGGTACCGGAAATACCTTTTTTATTTATAAATATATTATTCAAATTATCTTTTTGTGTTGTATCCTTAACATCTATTTCTGAAGAAGTACCTGATTGATACGTTATTGCTTTATCATTTTTTCTAATAGGAAATTTATCTAAATTAAAAACTTTTTGTGGTGGTGTTTTCACAAATAAATTAATAATCGCATTCATATTCTCAATATCGGCAGCACTGAATACATCATTTTTTATGATTTGTTTTAATTCATCTTTACTTCCCGATAATAATACTGATAATATACTCTTTATTTGTTCAGTTGTGTATTGATTAGTTGATAATAAATCATAAGTTAAATCTTGAGTAAATGGTGTATTAGAATTATTCATATATGTTAAAACATTAGAATATTGACTATAAAAATCAGAACCACTAAAACTTGTTAAAGGTAATTGAGTGTATGTTGTTCCCGATATTTGTGCATCATGTTCATATTTTACTAAGAAATTAACTTCATCTATATTTTTTATAATATCATTTCTTGATGACTCTAAGTCTTTTATTGATTTAGTATCTACTATTCCATCAATTAAAGTTGAAACTAAATTTTGTATTAAACTTTTTATTATATTTTCAGTAATGGAAGATTTAGTATCTGAAATATCAAAAAATTCAAAAATAAATGATGTTATGTTTGTATTTGTTAAAGAATAATCCATTATTGTTTTTATTTTCCTTACAATTGTGGGAAAATCATTATCAGTATTTTGTAAACCTAACATCGAATATGTTAAAGTACTTGTTGGACTATTTTGGATAGTAATATTCTTGATAGTTCTATATTTTGGGTTTAATAATGTACTTGTAATTTCAATACCATATGTAGTCAATAATTTATTATATGTTGATTGATATGTATTTGTGTAATTACCAACAGTACTAAAAATTAAATTAACAAGATTTGTATAATCCATATTAGTACCCGAAATCGTACCAAGATATTTTCCTTGTACTACATTTACAGACTGGTCCTTCAAATCGGTAATTAATTGATATTCAGGTTTTTTAGTAAGTTGTTCTAAAAATTCTTTTGTAAATTGATCTGTTGTTTTACCATTTATTGTTGTTGTTGTAGATTCGGACCTTTCATCATAAATTTCAGTATTGGCAAAGAAATTAGATGATAAAGCGTTTTGTAATCTTTCAACTGGTTTTTCTAAACCTTGTCCTCCAATGAAACTTACTTGTAAAGTTACATTGGCAATCATTGGTTGGTATCCTATTCCTTCAGGATTCATATCCCATGGTCCATCGTCATATGTTATCCCAACATCTCTGATGATTATTTTAGAATGGTAAAAATCGCCAATTCTAACTACACAAACAGGAGGTGGTCCAAATGAAGTATTTCTTGAATTTAAATCCGCATCATCCGATAAACCTTTAATAGGTATTGTATCTCCAGGTCTTAAACATTGTAATAAAAATGTTAAACGACTATTCAATCCTTCTGGTGTTGTTGAGTGAAACCCTGGATGAAAATATTTTAATTTTTCTTTAAGAGAATCAAAAACTATTGGTGAATTATTTTCTAATTGTTTAAAATAAAAACATTCTGTTAATGTTTTCATTATAATTCTTTTCATTACATCAATACTTGGTTTCTTATTAAAAACTTGTGTATCATCTGGACTAACAGTTAATTTAGGTATTTTTACTGTTTTATTTTTTGTAGGTTGTTGTTCTCTTTTTGTTGTTGTTATAACAAGATTAGATTGTCTACAATAAAAGGCAACAGGTGCATAATTTTTTAAACCATAATTTGTGTAAATTTTTGTATGACAATCTAAATTTAATTCACTTCCTCCTCCACCATTATTTAATTTTGCATTTTCTCCTTTTGTACCAAAATAAACCGTTAATTTTCCAGTATTACCTTTGTAACCAAATTTATCAAATGTATATTCTTGTACGGTATCTTTAAATTCTATTATACTTTTTGATGAATATTGTTTTAATTGTTCATCAGTTTTCCAAACTAAAGTTGGTGGTTGTGCACCATCTGCGGTAATACTTTTAAAAATTTCAATTAAAACAGAATATCCTTTCCTAACTCCCAAATAGAAATTATAATTATCTTCAGCTACTTCAGAAGTAGAAGTAAATAACCAAATTTGTACATCTTGTAATGTATTACCACTTATAGCGGTTTTTAAAGTTGATAAATAATTTTTATAATCATTTATATTAGTATTAAGTTTTTCAAATGCGTTACTTAAATCTGTAACTTTAGTATCAATTGTTTGTCCACTTGTTGCAGGTACTATTGGTGCTTTTCCAAAAATAGTTTCTCTATCTTTTTGTGCATTAACTGATGTGTCTGGTATCAATTTATTTAAATCATTTCTTAATTGTGTTAAGTAATTATTTTTAGATTGATAATATGTTGTACCTAAATCAGAATAATACGATTTTGTTTGTCCGCTTACTCCTCCAGATGATTTTGGAAAATCATTCATGAAATATAATTCAGTATTAAAATTTGGAATTTGATTTGTTTGATCAGGAGCAGTATTAGGAACTTCAGTTGTAGTATCTGTAGAAGTATATTTGTATTTTTTAATTGTTTCTTTAGGTGTACCTGCATTCAAATATGCTTGTATTAAAGAAACATCATTTTGGTCTAATGTTGTATATGTTTGTATTAAACTATAAAAATCCAATTCTTCACATCCAGCAAAAAAAGCATTAATATAATTTTCTGCAACATCATCTGACATTTTACCAAAAACTTCTCTTGTTAATAAATTTAAAATACTCGGATGGTCAACTACCACTTTAAATGATATTTGTCCTGATCTTGATGCATTTTTATATGTATAAATTGGTTCTGGTCTACCTAAAAATTCATTTTCTTCCCATCTTGCTGAGTTTTGTTCACTCACTTTTAAATCGTATGGTGGAAACCACATTACTCTACCACCATTAGGTCCTCTTTCACAATAAGGTAAATCTGATACTCTAAATCCATCTCTATTAGATGTTTTCCATGCTAAGTTCTCAATTGAGAACATATATTTTTTAGCATAAAATCCACCTCCATTTGGAAAACCATCTACAATATTACTTGAATTATCGAATGATTTTTTACCATTTGACATTGGTGCAATACTCATATTCCATGGTCTTCCTTTACCACCTAAAACACTACCATCATATTTTCTGATAATGTCAGTTCTTTTCATAGTATCATCTAAATGAAGGTATGGTCTATCTTTAGTCCATACTCTACAATATTCAACACCAGATTCTTGACCGTATTTATCCACATATTTTATCGCGGAACCTCTTGATATTTTTACATCACCTTCTTGGAATATTCTACTTGTTTGGTCAATAGCATTCGCAACATGAGAACGAGAAATACCTCCATCAGAAGGTAATGAGTTTAATATTTCTTGTGTATTACCTAAAATAGAATCTCTTCTATAATCAAATTTTGTTGATAAAGAACTTTCGAGAATATTAAGAGTACTACCTGATTCATTATTGTTAGCTCCTAAAGGGTTTTTTGAACCTTTACTATACCATGTTAAATTACCACCTATAGGACCACCTTCTGAATAATTTTTACTTTTATGAAATAATTCTGCAGAACCACTATCAAACATTAAACTTGTATAGTAGTTTCCTCGTACTGTTCTATCCCAAAAATCACTCATAGAGTATTTTACATCAAAATATCTATCATCACCTATGTAAGTGTTACCAGGGACTTGTATTGGGGATTTAATTTGTAATCCATTTTGTAGTACGTTATTAACCTCAGATAATAATGTGTAATTTGGTGAATATCTTGAATAACTTAATAAATCAAATAATCTATTTTTTTGACCTGGACCCATGTACTGAATCATTATGTCAGAAGGTCTTGGACTAATTTTTGGTTTTCCTTGTATTCCAACCATAGATGCAATTGCACCCGTGGCATCATTTAATAATGTACCTAATTGTAACGGATTTTGTGAATTGTAATTTAATGGATTTTGTGGATTACTTAAATAATCACCAGGTATAATACTATATGGTGTTGATTCACCTTCAACCGCAGATAAAAAATCTGTAGGTACTCCTGATGGATTTGTTGGGTTAATTGTAATAGAATAATTAGATTCTACTAATGGTTCTCTACCTGTTATAATATTTAATGCGGTAGCTGAATTACCATTTATAGCATCTAAAATTCTTACTCTACCTAATGTTGTTTTTTCAACATTCTGAGCTATTCTTGCATAAACAGGACCACTTGTGTTATTTTTAATATTATATGCAGCAAATTTGAATAATTCAGATTCAGTATCATAATTATTAGTATTCATAATACCAAATAAATTATAATCACCTGGTGTAAAATATGGATATAAACTTAAGTTCGCTCTTCTTGGTAAAGTATCAATATTCTCTTCAATAAAAAAAGTATCTGGTTTATATAAATTTACAGATTGTATTCCTTTTAAATCAATCGTTCTATTTGTATCTACATTACCTAAAAATATATTAGGAATATCACTTAGATTTTGTTCAGGATATCCTGTACTACTAAAAGTTTGAGGTCCATTAGGTTGTTGTAAAGTTCTTCCTAATATCTTATCTCTAAAACTTTTTGTGGAATTAAAATCTAAAAAACTTGGCATTATTGTATTTTAATATAAATAGATTAATTCTATTTTTTATGTGCTGGATTTGGTGTTGTAAAATCTTTGGGGGACATTGAAACAAAATTAGACATGGATGTTGGATTTTTACGAACCCCATCAAATACAGAATCGGTAATAGTACCTTCAGATTTATGGTAAAATGTTACATTAACATTTTGTGTAGTAGGTTGTGTTGTTGGACTATTTTTACCAGTTACTTTATCCCATCCTTCTTTAGCAATGTCCAATGCTTTATTTGCGGCATTACCTATTGCATTTGTCATACCAACTATTTTATCTTCTGCCTCTTTTGATGAACCATATATATTTTTTTTCTTATCTTCTTCACTCATATTATTCAAAGCACTTTGCATACTTTTTCCAAGTTCGCTCTTTAAGAAAGCAGTACCTGCACCTCTAAGATATTGTGCTGTTTGAACTCTATAATATGATGCCACAACATCCAAATCTCTTACCATTTTTTGAGTTTCAGTTAATTGACTCATAGCAATTGCTTTAGAATCCATTTTTTCAAATTGTTTTTGATATTCTGTCAATTGCGTTACTTGTGAACTTGTAAGTTTATCCATTGCAATTTCTGTAACATTATTAAAACTTTTTTGTAGAGATTCGGGAACGACTATTTTCATCTCACCACCTTCCATACGTGACATATTGATAAGAAATTCCTTATCCTTGTCATTCATATTACTTGTAATACTGTTAGCCATTAAAGCATTTGTTGCAGACATTCTTTCCGCACCTGCTATTGCCGATTTTGTAAGTTCTTTATAATCAACTCCTAAAGCATTAGCCATTTCATGTGCCTTTCTTATATTGATACCTGTAATTTCAAATTTACCTTGTTCTTGATTATATGTTGCTAACCCTTGTGTGGCACCAATTAATGCGTCTTGTAATCCTTCCACATTATTTGTTGCCATATACATCAATTTGATTGGGTCATTAAAATCACCCATAGCACCACCTAATACCTGTAAACTTGCAGATAATTCAATAGCCTTTTCAGGGGTAAAAACATTATCAGCTAATTTGAATACTTGATCCATACTCATTCTAAATTCAACAGCCTTTTGGGACATTCTTTCTAAACCTTGTATTCCATTTTGAAAACCATATTCATTTAATCTACCGATTTGTTCTGTCATAGTTTTACTAACCGTTCTCGCATTTAAACCTAAACCAATAGTTCTTGTTGCCGCATTATCTAATTCTTTAATTGTTTTATCAACACCTAAACCAACTGTTTCATATTGTGACATGATATCGGCCATTTCACTCATAGTCTTACCTAAAACAGTTGCAACAGGTGCTGCAGAATCTAATATACCCCTATTAACTAAAGCAAATTTTCCTGAATTATCGGATAATCTAGTATAAAAATCTCCAAGTTCATTTATAGTAATACCATATTTACTTGCCTCAATTGAAGCTTGTTTCATATCGTCCTGTAAACCTTTTGATAATTCACCACTAATACCTGTCTTAGAATTAATTTCAGTTAATAATTTAGATTCATTTGTTAATTCAGTGTTTAATGCTTGAATAACCTCAGCACCTCCTTTTTGAATTAATTTAGCAGGATTTAATCCTCCTTCACCAAGAACATTAAGAATTGAACCTGCAGCATTTTGTTCTTCTTTTGCTCCGAATTGTGTTGATATAATACCATTTATACCATTCGCTAAACCTCTTGTAAAATCACTTAACATTCCACCTAATCTACCTACAAATGTACTATTAGCAGCCTTAGTAAAATAATCACCACTTGTTACATTTTGTATAGCATCACCTGTAGAACCGTATCTCGAAGAACCTGATTTACTCAATTCAGCTTTCATTGCATTAAATGCCGTTTGAGCATTTCCATTTGGATAAAGTGGTTCGTAAGCTAATTTAAAACTATTGAAATCGTTATTTTTAGCGTGTTTGCTTAATTCTTCATTCATAACTATAAATAGATTAATTAACTATTTTCTGATTGTTTTTCAATTAGAAAGTTGATATAATATCTCCTTACAAATATCGGCATACTTAAAACATCACCATAAGTAAAACCTCTGGTAATTAAAAATAAAATCTCATCTAATTGAATTTTCTTATAATCCGTAGAAAGGGCGAAAAAATTCAACCCCAAATCCAATTTCAATTTGGACACTATCTCCTGATGGGGTGGTTACTGTTTGGGTTAAATCTAACCCTGGTTTATTTTCTGCAACGTATTTTCTAAAATCTTGAGAGTCTTTAATTGGTAAACTTTCAATGAATTGACGTATAGACATTTGTTCTTTATTACCCCCAACTGATTTAATCATAAATTCAAGTTGTTTTGTAATAACAGGTGCAACCCCATTACCATTCCAACTTTTTCTAATTTCATCAATTTCTTTTTCTTGTTTCATTGTTAAAAACTGAAAAGTAATGTTAGCCTTACTTTTTTCCATATAGAATGGATATTCACCATTTACATCTTCTTCTAATGTAAAATCTTTAACCTTAAGTTGACTTAAATCAACGTCTACACTAAATTGTTCATTTGTTTTTGGGTCATTTGCAGTTAATGTGTATTCTGATCCAAAAGCGGTATTTCTTAAAAATATTAAAACAGCTTGTCTATCTTCTTCTACAATTTCATCAACGGATAAATCTTTATCAATAATTTTTCTTTTTAATAATTCATCAACCACTTTACCTGAAGCAATTAAATTTTGTGATGATAAAATATTTTCATCTGCTGCAGTTAAATAAGCTACTCTTACTGATTTCTTTTTATTTTTATAGTAAATTCCTTTAGTTGGTAATTCTACTACATCGTATGCAATTGTTGGGTCTATTCTATAATCTTCCATAATATAAGTTTATACTATAACTATGATAAAGTAAAGTTTTTCAATAAAAAAACCGACACCCATTTCTGGTATGTCGGTTCATATAAATTAAAATTATAATATTAGTATACTAAGATACATCTATCCATTCTTAAAGTAGCTTGGATAGTAGCCAATTTATCGTCTGAGTAATCTAAGTTTTGGAAATCCAAATCAGATAAGAAAGTACCTTGTAAAATCCATTTTTCAACTACTACACCTGTTGGGTCTAATAATTCTAATTCTACATCCTTCTTATAACCAGCAGCATAACCCATACGACCTGTAACAGATTCTGCATGTAAACGGAACCATTCCATAAGTGCTTGAGCTGCAGATGGTCCAATTGGATCTCTGAATACTACGTTCATAGTTTCCCACTCAAATCTACCTGCAACATAAGTTGATGTATTTAAAAACGGAATTGGAGTAACGTTAATTTTAGCTTTAGGTCTTGCAGCCGATTGTACATACCATTCGTTGATACCCAAAGATGATGGGAATCTTAGTATAAATCGGTTGACTCTTTTCGGTTCGTAAGGAACCGGCATTTTCATTAGTAAATCTGCCATGTTGTATTAGTTAAGTTTTTTTTGTATTATTTACTTTCTTATAAATATAACAATATTAGAAAATAATTTTTTTTTAAGATATTATACGAAATACTTGATTTTGTCAAAAATTTTCCGTAGTTTTTTACAGTCACCCAGTATAACCAGTTCCAGTTTACTACTTTAATATAATATATAATATAAATACTTTAATAACCGGTTCCAGAATATACCAGTATACTGGGAAAATATGTTCCACGTGGAACATTTAATAAAAAAAGGAAGGTATTTCTACCCTCCTTTCTCTTTTTTATATCTCCTTTTAGATTAGATATTTTCAAATGAAGCTCCTGTTGGAGTGATAACAAACTCTAAATCAATGAATTCTAAAGAACGAGTTGGTTTCACATAGATTTTACCTCTAAGTGTGTTTGCGTCTATATCTTCAGGTGCACTTGATACAGTTACACGGAAGTCATATAAACCTCTTTCTTTCTTGATTGCTTCTAAGATAGGATTTACCAATCTTAAGAATTCTTGTCTTACTTGGTCATCATTTTGTTCAAATAACAAACGTACTGCAACTGCGGAAATTAATTTCCTTGCTCTTAATAACAATCTTCTTACGTTAATTCTGTCTAATGCAGACTCTCTAACTTGTAAAGTTTTGTTACCCCAAATGATTGTTCCTGTATCAGAGAAAGTAGCAATTGGGTTGATTCTATTTTTATATAAATTATCTCTTTCGTCTAAAGTTAATTTCTTTTGTGCTTTGATTGCATTTACCAAACCTCTTGAATAACCCGCAACTGCGAACCAAGGATAAGATACGTTGTCAGTTAAGGCAATGTTCTTAACAACTTCACCTGTAGGTGGGATATATAATTGAGTTGCGTTATCTGTATCTCTAATTTGTATCCAAGGCCAATATGTTGCAGAATAGTTAGAATCAATTGAAACTGAATCCAAATCATCAACTACATTTGATGCATCTGTTTCATTTGGTGCTCCAATTATATAAATCGAATCAGCTCTATCGTTTTCAATCATGTCGATTGATTGAGTAACAAGAGAACTATGATTTAAGAAATCAATACCCGGTGTTGCAAATACGTTAATATCTACTGCCTCAGGGTTTTGATATGTCATAATACCTTTTAAGTATGCATAATAATCTGAATTTCCAACTGTAGAACTAAATACACCACCGTTATTTGTATTACCTGAAATATATGTGTGTGTATTGAAAATATATTGGTCTGTATTTGTTCTTACATTTCTGTAGATATCCCAACCATCAAAACCACCAAATGCAGCAAAAGTAAACTTACGATAGTTAATATCTGTTAATTTATTATTTGTTGGGTCAGATTGACCTTCTAAATCATATGGAGTTGTGATATATGTTGTTCCTGTAATTGTTGATGCATTTGTTGATAAGTGGAAACCTTTTGTAGTTCCTGAAGCTGTTACACCTTTGAACTTCAATAAATCACTATCGTAGGTAAATGCATTTTGACTTGATAAACCTAAGGATACTTTCTTATATTTGTCACCACTTGACAAAACTGGTGTTCCGTCTGGCTTATAATACATTGTTTCACCTGGGTCAAAATAATTTGTTTTATATGTA